GTGACCGTAACTATTCATTCTTATTATATTACTTAAATCAGCAAAAATCAATCTATTGTGTTATTAACAAATTGTAAATCATTATAAACCAACTTTAACCGACATTTGGTGTAAGTGTCTTCACAAGTGTCCAAAGTGTCTTTTTTCAGTGTTCTGTCCCAATTTCAAGTGTCTTTTTCAATTGTTAAACTTAAATCATCAAGATTAAGGCAGGTGATTTTAATAACAAAATCAGAAAAAAGAATGTGGCTCACCAACATTGAGAATGCCGCTAATGCTGTAGCATCCGAGTATGGTTCTGAAGTGGCCCAATCTGTGTTCCAGCGTTACGACGCTCATGGAACACACGACTTAAGCCCTTGCAACTACAGTGAAGTTTTCGCTGATTTGGAGCTTATCGCAAACGACAATTAAAACAAATCGCCCTGAGCAAGGCGTAAAACTACTTTCTTAATCATCAGCTCACCATCTTCGTGGCCACGTGGTGTGTTCGTAGTTGATGAGCAAGAGAACATTATCAATCGAGTGCCAGCTTACGAACGGCTGGTCACCGGAAAGAAGCGGAGTTATCCGCATGAGGTGACCATCTTATGAAAAACACTGGCAGCCATAACGGTTATCTCCGCTTCAAATATGAAGCCAACGGAGGTAAATGTTATGGCAAACAACGTAAATCAGAGTCAAGCGTACCGTATCTACATCAAGGGATCTAAGAACTGGGTGGACGTAAACAAGGAGTTCTACACGAACTACTACCGTGAAATCAACACCTACCGTAAGCGTCAACAGGAACATGGTCGTTGTGTCTGCCCTGCAAGCAAGCGCTACTTATGCGACATGGATTGCTTCACCTGTCCTTATGCCAAAGCTGGCGACCAGCTTTCTCTCGATAACACCGTGAGCGACGGTGACGGGAACGAAAAGAGCTGGCTTGACGATGTACCGGATGAATCTGCAGCTATCGCTGAAGTATTAGAGGATGCAGAGCTTCTTAATGCCCTCTACGCAAAGCTGAACGAGCTGGACCCGGAAGGCCGTCTTATCTGCCAGCTTATTATGGAAGGAAAATCGGAACGTGACTGCGGCAAGGAAATGGAACTCTCTCGTAATACCTTTGTATATCGTAGGGACAAGCTGCTCCAGAAGCTCCGCTCCGAGCTTAAGGACTACATCTAATATGAATGGTCGTCTTCTGATTCTTCAGGGGACGATTTTTCTTTTCAAAAAAATTTTTACATTTTTTCGGCCAAACGGCCATCTCATCTCCATTGAGTAGTGTAAGGCGAAACAAAGCGACCTACAGAAAGCGAGGTGAATATTGTGAATCGGACTTTTCACAACAGAAATGGCACTGACGCAGAAATGATTGCAACTCTCACTGCAATCAGTCAAGTATCCGCAAGAATGGCGAAGAATCTCAGAATCATCGCCACACACAGACAATCCGAGGGAGGAGGAAAAGTAAATGTCAAAAATGAACGATATGGCTATGACCATCGAAGAGCTGAGAAATGCTGCCACTGCTATTAACGATGCAGCAAACTGGCTCGCACAGCAGTTTGGAGGAGCATCCGAAACCAATGAAAAAACAGAAGCCCCTGCTACTCCTGCAAAACCTGCACTGACCCTTGAGGAGGTTCGAGCTGTTCTGGCGGATAAATCTCGTGCTGGACATACAGCTGAAATTCGAGAACTTCTTAAAAAGTACGGTGCAAGCAAGTTGTCACTCGTAGACCCGAAACATTATGAAGCCCTGCTCAGGGAAGCGGAGGTGCTCTAATATGCCACCTAAAGGACATGCAATCCTCTCCGCATCCTCGTCTGACCGCTGGCTCCACTGTCCACCATCAGCAAGGCTCTGCGAAACCTACGAGGATAAAGGTAGTGATTATGCTGCAGAAGGCACCGATGCCCACTCTCTTTGTGAGTACAAGCTCCGCAAAGCACTTGGCATGAAAGCTACTGATCCAACAAAAAGTCTCGACTGGTACAACACCGAAATGGAAGATTGTGCTACCGGATACACCAGCTTTATTATGGAGCTTTTAGAAGATGCCAAGCAGATCTGCTCCGACCCGGTTGTTCTGATCGAACAGCGAGTGGACTTCTCCCGTTGGGTAGAACAAGGCTTCGGAACATCTGATGCCATTCTCATCAGCGACGGTACCATGCACGTAATTGACTACAAGCACGGTCTTGGAATTCTCGTATCCGCTGAAGACAATCCGCAGATGAAGTGTTACGCCCTTGGCGCTCTGGAGCTCTTCGATGACATCTATGACATCGATACGGTCAGCATGACTATCTACCAGCCCAGACGCCAGAACATTTCTACCTACGAAGTCAGCAAGGACGACCTGTATCAATGGGCCGATGAAGTTCTGAAGCCTACCGCAGACCTTGCCTTTGCCGGCGATGGAAATTTCCTGTGTGGTGAATGGTGCGGATTCTGTAAGGCAAAACATGAATGCCGAGCCAGAGCTGAAGCCAATCTTCTACTCGCACAGCACGATTTCAAGTTGCCGCCACTGTTGGAGGATTCAGAAATTGAAGTCATCCTCTCCCGTGTCGACGAACTGGTCTCCTGGGCCAATGACATCAAGGAGTATGCGCTTCAGCAGGCAATCAGCGGTAAAGAATGGACTGGTTGGAAACTGGTCGAGGGGCGCTCCAACCGCAGATATACCAGCGAAGACGCAGTGTCGAAAGCTGTCAAAGCTGCTGGTTTTGACCCTTACGAAAAGAAACTACTTGGTATCACAGCCATGCAAAAGCTGCTCGGTAAGTCTCGCTTCGAAGAACTTCTTGCAGCCTATATCGAAAAGCCACAAGGCAAACCTACTCTTGTGCCGGAGAGCGATAAACGCCCGGCAATGAACACAGCAAAAAATGATTTTATGGAGGAATATGACAATGAGTAAAAATGCAAAAATGACAAATCCCATGAAGGTTATCACTGGTCCTAACACACGCTGGAGCTACGCCAACGTCTGGGAACCGAAATCCATCAACGGTGGCACTCCGAAGTACAGTGTCAGCCTGATCATCCCAAAATCTGACACCAAGACTGTCGCAAAGATTGAAGCTGCTATCGAGGCTGCATACCGTGAAGGGGAAGCAAAGCTCAAGGGTAATGGCAAGTCCGTACCAGCTCTTTCCGTACTTAAGACTCCTCTTCGTGATGGCGACCTTGAAAGACCGGACGACCCTGCTTACGCTGGCAGCTACTTTGTGAATGCCAATGCAACCTCTGCTCCGGGCATCGTAGATGCAGACCGCAATCCTATCCTCACTCGTTCTGAGGTTTACTCTGGAGTCTACGGTCGCGCCAGCATCAGCTTCTACGCTTTCAACAGCTCTGGTAATAAGGGCATCGCCTGCGGTCTTAACAATCTGCAGAAGATTCGTGATGGTGAGCCTCTTGGTGGTAAGGCTTCTGCTGAATCTGACTTTGCAACTGATGACGATGATGATTTCCTTGATTAATGGAGGTGACAAACTATGGAAACAATCATGATTAGCACAATTCTTGTAAACATCTGTATCGGCTGCTTCGCGTGTGTTGGCCTTACTACTGCAGTCTCTATGATTCAGAGTATCATCAATGACCATAGACGCGAAAAGCGTGAACAGGAAAAGGGCAAGCGTGATCTCGAATACCACGAAAAGCGCATGAAGGACTTTAAGTAATCTATCAACCTGCTGGCGGTGGTTCCGCTGTCGTCAGCACATCTTTCGACAAAAGGAGACAATCTATGAATGAATTTGCAGAAATCTTAAATCTATTTATCGCTAATGTCATCGCATACACCTTTTTTGTAGCGGTATATGGCTTCATCATTTATAACGTAGGGAAAATCATTCTCTATCTTATCCGCTATGCGGTATACCACATCCGCCGTGACATCATTAAATACAAATCCAATAAAGATAAACAATAACACGGCAGGCGGCAGGGATTTCTCTGCTGCCTGTTTTGTAGAAAGGACAATCTCATGAAAACACTTAGCATTGATATTGAGACCTACAGTGATGTGCCTCTTCAGAAAACAGGCGTCTATCGCTATGTGGAGTCTCCCAATTTTGAAATCTTACTCTTTGCCTATAGCGCAGATAACCAGCCCGTTCAGGTGATTGACCTTGCCTGCAGAGAACAGATTCCAAAAGAAATCCTTCTCGCCCTGGAAGATAAAAATGTCATCAAGTGGGCCTTCAACGCTACCTTTGAACGCATCTGTCTTTCTCGTTTCTTAGGATATCCGTCCGGAGAATATCTGGAACCAGAAAGCTGGCGTTGCTCTATGATTTGGGCAGCTACGATGGGACTCCCACTCTCCTTGGAAGGTGTCGGTGCTGTTCTCGGTTTAGAAAAACAAAAGCTCTCAGAAGGAAAAGACCTCATCAAATATTTTTGCCAGCCCTGTGCTCCTACTAAGACCAATGGGCAGCGTACAAGAAATCTCCCCTTCCATGCTCCGGATAAATGGGCCATGTTCAAAAAATATAATGTCCGTGATGTGGAGACTGAAATGAGCATCCAACAGAGGCTCGCAAAGTTTCCCGTTCCGGCTCATGTCTGGGATGAATACCATATGGACCAAGAAATCAATGACCGTGGCGTACACTTAGACATGGATCTTGTTACTGCTGCCATTGAAATGGATACTCGCTCCAGAACGCAACTGGTCGATACAATGAAGGAAATCACACAGCTGGAAAATCCAAATTCCGTCCAACAAATGAAAGCATGGCTTTCAGATAATGGATTGCAAACAGATACCCTCGGCAAGAAAACTGTTGCAGAGCTCTTGAAATCTGCTTCTCCGAAGCTCTCTCAGGTTCTTACTTTAAGGCAGCAGCTGGCCAAATCCTCCGTCCGTAAATATCAGGCAATGGAAAAGACCGTCTGCGCCGATGGGCGTGCCCGTGGTATGTTCCAGTTTTATGGTGCCAATCGAACCGGCAGATTCTCCGGTCGAAATATTCAACTGCAAAACCTACCGCAAAACCATCTATCAGACCTTGCAGAGGCTCGCTCTCTGGTGTGCTCCGGTAACTTTGAAGCTGTGGAACTTCTCTACGAAGATGTGCCAGATACCCTTTCCCAGCTCATTCGTACTGCTTTTATTCCCAGAGAAGGTGCACAATTTCTGGTGGCTGACTTTTCTGCTATTGAGGCCCGTGTCATTGCATGGTTTGCTGGTGAAAAATGGCGACAAGATGTCTTTGCCAAAGGCGGCGACATCTACTGTGCCTCTGCATCGCAAATGTTCAAAGTTCCTGTAGAAAAACATGGTATCAATGGCCACCTCCGTCAAAAAGGTAAAATTGCAGAACTTGCCCTTGGATACGGTGGTTCTGTGGGTGCACTAAAAGCAATGGGTGCTCTGGATATGGGGCTTACCGAAGAAGAACTTCCTCCGCTGGTGGATGCATGGCGACAGTCCAATCCGAACATTGTGAAATTTTGGTGGGATGTTGATCATGCTGTCATGGAAGCCGTAAAGTTCAAGCACACAACTTCCGAATATGGTCTGATCTTCACCTGCAGGAGTGGCATACTCTTTATTACTCTCCCATCAGGGAGAAAGTTGGCGTATGTAAAGCCAAAGGTTGGAACCAATAAGTTCGGTGGCCAATGTATCACCTATGAAGGCATCGGCGGCACAAAGAAGTGGGAACGTCTCGATTCCTACGGTCCGAAATTTGTTGAGAACATCGTACAGGCAACTGCCCGTGATATTCTCTGCTATGCTATGCAGACACTCCGCTGCTGTTCTATCGTCATGCATATTCACGATGAAGTTGTCATCGAAGCGGATTCCAGTATGTCGTTGGATGCAGTTTGTGAGCAAATGGGCCGCACACCTCCTTGGGCCAAGGGACTGCTTTTAAGAGCCGATGGCTATACGACACCTTTTTATAAAAAAGATTAGATTTTTTCGGCCAAACGGCAAACTCATCTCCATTTAGTAGTGGAGATAAAAATTTCATTTCTGTTTTTCGTCAAAATGGGACGTTCATCTCCAATGGATATTTGAGATGGGCGTCCTTTTTCCATGTCCATCCGGAAAGGAGGAACCTGACGTGTCAATAAGCAAATACAACAACGAAGGCTATCCTGACCCTACTGCTTTCGGTGCTCTTTCTTCAATCGAAAACGAGACCCGTGCGCTAAGAGCTTTCAGACCAATCGTGTATATCTGCTCTCCCTTTGCTGGAGACATCGAAAAGAACGTAGCTGCTGCCAGATCCTACAGCCGCTTTGCAGTAAAGCAAGGATACATCCCCATCGCGCCACATCTGCTGTTTCCACAGTTTTTGAACGACAACGATCCGAAAGAACGTGAACTTGGTCTTTTCTTTGGAAATGCCATCATGAGCAAATGTTCTGAAGTCTGGGTCTTTGGAAGTCATATATCTCCTGGCATGGAAACAGAAATCAAAC